TGTCTTGAAGCGTCGCTGGATCGAAGTCGGGTCGGAGAGGGCGCAAGCTTATTTTGTAACCTGTGACGGTTTCCACCTGCGTCTGGATCCGACTGTGCAACGCTGCGAAGGTTACCGATGCCATCGGCTACCCCCAAGCCACACGACCGCGTGCGGGCTCTTCTTCTCTTGGCCGTCTTTGTCGGCCTCGCCGTCGTGATCGTAGTCATACGAAAACCGCAGTTGACCCCAAGCGTCTTCGAACTCTTTGCGATACTGCTCCGCAAGATCAAGATAGCGACCGTCACCGGCCGAGCTTGAAAAGTCGAGAAAGATCAATTGCAACGTGTGGAAGAGATGACACCGACGAAGGGCGCCGGGCTCCATGATCAGAAACGGCAACGAGCCCCGAGCGCTCAACCGATCGATCAAATCCTGCCAAGCCTCATCGAGAAAGTCTTGATAGCTCGAAGCGTCTGAGCTTCTCAAATCGTCGAGATCAGAGTGTCGGCGTTTTAGGTCGACATCGGAGATCACCGGGTAAAGCCGGCGACGCACAAGCCCCGCGTCGACGCGAAAAACATGCGAAACGCTATCCGGAAGCGCAAGCGTCCATTCAATGCGCCACCCAAGCCCCAGGCTTTCGCCTGTAGTGCTGCCGGCGCTTAGGGTGTACTCTGCCACCGAAGAGGCCACTGTGACGGCCTGAGCGTCTACCACGGCAGCGCCGGCGGCATTGAAGACCGACACCGTGCCCGAGGCCGGCACCGCGAGCGCGCCGTCGCGATACACTGGACACTTGATCGTTTGTGCCCTGCCGCGCTCGATCCAGTCGCTTGAAAGCCGCGCGGTATATAGCGTTTCGGAGGTGCTCATTTGCCGTCGCGCTCGTTTCGTTTGAAGGCCGAAGCGGAGAGCTTTTGCGCTTGCTCAAAAGTCATCGTGCCGCCGTTTTGCTTTGCGCTTTCGTGGATTCGCTTCGCCATGCGCTCGGCCGCGGCTCGCTTCTCTTTCGATTCGCTGCTCATTGCTCCACCTTCTTGGCTTTCTTTTTCGTCGTCTTCTTCGGCTTTTGATAGATCGCCGCTGTCGCTTCGTCCATGCCTTCGAGCCTGCGCAAATTCTCGCTGTGCCTTTTTGCCGCCGGCGGCATGTGGAGATTTGCGGAGTCGCGCTCAATGCTCTGCTTCAAAGAGTCTTTCAAAATATTTAGCAAATCAGGATCGGGCTTTTCGATAAAACCTGCTTCAATCAAATGCCGACAAAAAGCCTGCAAGCCTTTTGTGTCTGATTTAATGATCGTGCGGTTTCCAACTTGCTTTGGAACGGCCCAGCGCTCGAGATAGACGGCGCCTTGGCGGCCTGTGTACTTCCAACAATAGCCGCCTTCGATTGCGTCGTAAGGAATGATCGTGAAGCCCCGATCGGCGAGAGTTACTCGAGCCTGTCGATCGTCGGCTTTGGGATTCTTGCCCCGTGTTTGACGAACACCGTTGACGCCGGGCATTAATCGAAAGCACTTGAGAATCGGGAACCATTCGAAGCCGTCTTCGGTTTCGAGGCAGTGCCACGAATCGGGATGATGTATGTAGTAAAAACGCGGCGAGGGGCGAAGGTTCAAAACCGCCGCTTTGGTCTGCTCTGTCGAGGTCGCCGGCACCGCGCCGAATTCGTTTGCGGTGATCTTTGTTTGGGGTTGAAAGTCAAAAGCCATTTGTGTTCTCCGATGGCAAGGGGAAAAAGGAAAGAGCCCGAGGGGAGCCGGAGCGGAGAACTACTCGCCCCCCGCTCGGGCTCCCCCAAAGGGTTTATCGGTCGGTGATAAGTTGAACCGCGCGATCGTCTTCAATCAGGGAGACGCCGCAATAGGCATGGCCCACAACCTCTGTCAGCGCTGCCGAAGCGTCGCGTTGGAACTCGACAACAACAGGAGTGCCCGCCGCGCGTACCTCTCCGCCGGCGCCGGCGAGGGGGCGAGGGGTGCCGATGGCATAGCCGAAGGCGCCTTGTCCCCACATACAACCGGCCGAATCGGCGCCGGTGTTAGCGGTTGCAACGTCGCTTGAGACGTAGACGTTTACGCCGAGAAGGTTGCCGGCAAAGCCTTGTCCAAAGATCTTCATTTGCGCTTGCACGTCGCCAAGCTCTTGCAGTGCGTTCTGTTCGCTTCTGAGCGACTGCTTAAGATCCGATAGCTGCTGCGGAAAAAGCATTGCCCAATAGGGACCTGGCACGCTTGCAGTCTCGAGAGCTGCCATGGCGCTAAACCAATTGTCAACGCTGAGATTTGTCCCAGAGGCGCCCTCGTTGGCGGTGACTGTCGTGATTGCAGAGGCCACAAGGCCGTTAAAGTATTGCTCAAAAGAGCCCACCATCGAAGAAGCCAAGCGGAACGGATCGACGTCTGCACCGGGTACGCCGGTAAGGTTTGCAAGATCGCCAATGTCATAGCGAAGCGCGGCTCGCACGACGGCGATATCTGCGCTTGCATCTGTCAATGCTGTCTCTGCGACGTCGGTATTCTCCGCGGCAGTAGCGGCGAAAGAGTCGAAGCCGTCAAGACCGGCGTAGCGGATCCGCATGGTGTCGGAGCCCATGCCGGCGACATCGCCCATGAAGTTGATCGCGCCAGAGGTGCGCATCGATGCTTGATCGGTGAGAAGTGCGTGGATCTCGCGCTCAATGATAGCGGCGAGGCGAAGGTCGGTCTCAAGACCGGAGTGGAGAATTGGCATAATAACCACCTAAAAGGATTGAAGTTTTTTGGGCCGCTCTCGCTGTTTCGGGTGCTACCCTCGGCCGAGGTTGTTTTCGTGTTCATCCTCGGCCGGCGGCTTGCGCTGTTTCGGGTGCTACCCTGCGCCGCGTGCGAGATCGTAAACATCCTAAATGGGCGGCGCCGTCGTGTCAACGCCGGCGGTTTGAATATTCCGCCTTAAGTCGCTCGCGCAATTGCTCCCAATTTTCCGAGGTAGCGCCGCGGATGTCTTCGGCCGTGACGTCTCGAGGCGGTGGGGGCGCCGTGCGTGCCCCTGCGTCGGCGGCTGGCGGTGCCGTGGGGGTAGCGGTAGGGGTCGGCGCTGGCGGCGCTTGTGGAGCCTGTGAGCTTGGCAAGTGAGCGCGGAGAGAAGCCGGCGCGTTTTCGGCCGTCAAGCTCGAAAGCCACTCGCCGAATTCGGGGCGGCCGTCTTTGTCGAGCTTCTCAAATTGCCACTCGAAAAGCTCGCGGATCTCACCGTTTCGCACCCCGGCTTCAAGCAATGCTCGATCGCGCTTAAATTGGTTCGTGGTCAAGCCAAGCTCGGCCTCAAGCTCTTCGGCTTTGGTCTTCCAAGCGTTGCCGCTGTCGGCAATAGGTCGCAGCGCTTCCAACTCTTTCTCGAGTGCTGCGATTCGGTCGAGCGCCTCGCCGCGTTGTGACGATAGCTTTTTGATTCGGTCGTCTACCCATGCCGGAGCGTTGTCGCTCGGTGGCGCTGTCGTGCCGTTTGTGGTGGGCTCTGTCGGTGAGGTCGTTTCTTCGGTCATGTGTTCTCCTAAACTGTTCCGAATCTGATGTTAACTGTGCGGATCTCTTCAAGTGCGCGAATCGCGGCGTCTCGGGTCGTGCCTGGGTTTAGCGACTGATACGCGGCGATCTTGTCCATCAAGCCGGCGTCAATGAGTGCAAGCGCGTGCTCTCGGTCGGCTTTCATTTCGTCGGGGCTTTTGGGCACCGATTCAAAACGCACCGAATAGCCGTCTTCGGGAAGCGTCAAGCCCTCGGCGCCGTTGATCATTGTAGCCGAAAGGGCGATCAACTCGAGAACACCGCGCCGCATTTGGTTTTCGTATCGGCGCTGTGCTTCTCGCTTGCCCTCGTTTGTCACGCTCAAAGCGTAGCCGCTCCGCGCGGTGCCGGCCTGCTCTCGTTGCAGTGCCGCGCTCGAGATGCCGCACCACGAAGCGACGCGGTGCTCATATTGAATAATCGAAGTCAGCATTGTGTCGATATCGGCGGCCGGTTGAAACTGACCCACCATCGGCTGCCCCTCGGTGTCGGCTTCGAAGAGGAGGAGCGAGGTCGGATCGACCGGCACTCGGGCTCGCCGACCCTGCCCCTCCATATCGAGAACCTCGGCGCCTGGAATCCTGACGCCGACGGCGTAGCGTTGCGGCCAAGACGCTTGCCGCGCCGAGTGCGTGAAGAACGACATAAGGAG